AATTGAATATATTCCTATGCCTAAACATCTAAAAGGTCAATACCAGGAATATACTTGTGCAGATAATGCAAAACTACATAATACTATAGCAATGAGACATTGGCATACAATAGAGGAATACATAAATGGAACCGACTAGACTTAACGGTAAAGTAGACAAGGGCTGGGGTTATGAATTAATCTGGGCAACAAACGACAAGTACTGTGGTAAAATTATGGTATTTGAAAAAGTTGGTGCAAAGTTTAGTATGCATTTCCATAAAGAAAAAGATGAAACTTGGTTTGTTAATAACGGACGTTTTCTGTTAAATTATATTGATACAAACACTGCTGAATATAAATCACAAGAACTTACATCAGGAATGACTTGGCATAATCCGCCTTTACAACCTCATCAATTAGTTTGTATGGAACCTGGTAGTAGTATAACTGAAGTTAGTACACCTGATAGTGTTGAAGACAATTACAGAATAGCACCAGGTGATAGTCAAAAACCAAAACCTGCTATGCCTGAAGGTGAAATAGTAGAAGAAGTACCAGACTATTAAGCCTGAGCTTCACCCCATTTAATAATAATATTAGCATCTACTGCTGTACCTGAAGTTTTATAAACGTTCAGTGCAAGTACGTCTGGACCATTAGGGAAAGTACCTCTTCCACCTAGTGTAGTATTTGTAAGTTCTTTCAATAGTCCTAGATCCAATGTAGATCTTTCTCCAGGTTGTGCAATGAATGAAAAGACTGTTTCACCTGGCTGTGCATATGGTGGTTGCTGGAATTTAAAGTTAAACAAGTCGCCTGGTTGAAGTGTTCCGTTGAAACTATTGTTAAAGCTAACTCTGTAGTATTCAATACCACCTGAACCTTGATTACCAAACAGTAATGGACCTTCAATGTTTGACACGTAACTAGCCGCTGGCATTGTTACATCACTTTGGTCTGTTGCGTCACCGCTTGCGTCACCAATTTCAGTACCTGACTTAGCACCTGCTGAGTCCCAAGCACTCTTAAGGAAGAATGCAAAACTAGAGTTAAGTAAATCTCCACCTTTTTGGAATGTTTGTGTAGCACCGTTGCCTGAGTTTGAATTTGAATTACCTGAGAAGTAAACTAGATATCTACCGTAAATACTTTGGTCAACAACCTGTTGAATTGTAGTTCCTGCTGGGAAGTATTCATTTCCTCCTCCGTCAGCGTTAACCTGATCACCAACTGATAAGTTAGCAGTTTCCCAACTATCTGCTGTAAAGTATGCATAACTTCTGTTTGTTCTAAATGACCACCATGGCATCAATTGTGCTGTTGTTGTAACCTGTGGCATAACTGCGGCTGTAGTATATGTCGCTGTATCACCACTGTTCCAGTTAACACTACCACCGGAAGCAACCTGAGCAAAACTTGGCTGTCCTCCTTGTGCTAGTCCAGCTAGTCCTGACCAACCAATATCACTTGGGTTAAGTGGATAGTTTTGTGGATTCAAAATACCTTCAACAACAATACCACCTGTAATTGGAGCGTTTGCATTAGCAGGATCAACACCATCTGATGTAATCTCTAAACCTTGCATAAGCAACTGAGCTCTGTTTAGCAGTTCTCTATCACCTAAGTCACCAACAATAGCGTTTGAAACACTCGGTGCTAGACGTAGTAAGAACGCTGTTTGTCTTGTTGTACTAATATTAAGTCCTGTTTCTGTATAAGAGAAAATGTAACCTCTATCTTCGTCAAACATACCATCTGTAATAAACGCTGAACCCCAGTGTGATATAAGCGGAGTAATTGTATTACTAATTAAAATTACACCACTACGTGCCGCATGTCCACTTGCCGGTTGTGCATTATACTGTCTAGTAGCACCAGCTTGGAAGTTTTGTAGTGTAGTTCCTCTTGTACAGTTTGTAAGTCTTTTTAGTGAGTGATCAATAGTTGTATAACTAATAATTTCATTATCAATATAAACTGTTCCATTGTCTGGGAAAAACTTAGATTCAGTTAATGGAATAAATGTTTGTGTAGCATCTATTTCTGACGCTAACATTCCCATTGCACCTTCATTTGTTACTTCATAACGTACAGGTAAGTTACCTGATCTCATAAACGCTTCTGTGTTTACGTTTGAGTTACGCATTCTATGACAGAATACAAAGTTACCATCAGCACCACGTGCCATCCAGTCAATGAAACCAGCACCATACCAACTGTATTGGATACCAATCATCTGCATGTATCTAACATCCATATTATATCCACTTTGTCCTGTGCCGTCCATTCTATCTAAGTTCCACTCTTCTTGTAAAACTTTTTTGTCTGTAATTAAGTTTACTTTACAAGATGCAATATTGTTTACACCTCTAAAGTCTGGTGTAACTGTAATTTGTGTATTAGAATCAACGTTTGCAACAACGTGTGTCATTCCTTTAATAACAATTCTATCTCCCGATTTGAGCTGATCTCTAAATCTTGTATTGTTACCTATAACCAAGTTACTATCAGGGGTTACTGCCACTGTACCTGCAATCTGTTTTGTACTTGTACGCTGTGCTACAGCAATATTAGTTCCGTCAAACTCCCAATAAATTCCGTTTTGGTCATCAAATATACCTGAACGTACAGTAGCACCATGCCAACCAACAACTGTCATTTGTGCCGCAAAGCCTAATACTGCTGTTTGTGAACCTAGTCTACGTGTTGATAAGCATTTTAATGTTCGTTCATCTATAATTTGTGTAATAATATACTCACCGTTATAACCTGCTGTCTCAACTCCAATAAGTCTTATCTTACCACCAACTTGAGCACCGTGATCATTATCATCTGTGCTTATAGTAATAATTGCACCAATGCCTGTTCCATCTGCTGTTACACTTCTTAAGTCATAACTTGGAGCAAATAGGGCACCTGTTGTGTACATAATACCTTTACCTGACTGATATCTAATGTACTTTTTACTCTGTCTAATTGCTTGAGCACCGTGTTGTGGTCCACCTGTTCCTAACTGAACACCACCATCATATGGTCTGTGAATAAAGAAACTATCTGGACGTAAGTATACGTTACCTTGAATTCTATCTTCTGTTGACGTACCGTCAAATTCTTGAACTGCTCCTGGAGCTCTTGTATTGTATCTAATCTTTTTACTTGAAGGAACATTAATTGCAATAAATGATCCTGCCGCTAGAGTATGATTATTTGTTCCGCTATCTGAATTTACATCTACAACAAAAGTGTCACCCGGTACAATACCATGTGCATATGGCCATTCAATTTCAATAGTTGATAATGCTTCAAAATTAACACTATCACTTGCACCTATAGTTTGTGTTGTAAAGTCTGATAGTGTTACACCACCTACTAAATTCAATCCGCCGCCTGCTACTGCACTACCTGTGATAGTTACTGTACTTAATCCGCCACTACCATCTTTTCCTGTAACAATAACTGTTGCATCGTTAGCAGGTGTAGCACCACCTAGTGTGTTTCCTGGTACAGTAATTACGTTTCCTATTTCATAACCACTACCAGTTGCATTTACTGCTATACTATAAGCACCCGATGTTCTAGTAACATCAAATGTTCCGCTTGCACCTACGTGTGCTTGATTGACTCCAGTTTGTCCTGAGAAAATTGTAGGTAATGCTGGAGCACTACCTGAAGCACTTGCTGTGCCAATAGCACCTGTTGTACCGTTTACACTATCAATAGTTATAGTACAATCATTAGCTGGAGTAGATCCTCCAATTAAATTTCCTGCCACTGTATATGTTTGTCCTACATGATAGTCTGTGCCGGCCGCTGTAACTACTACTCCAAAATTTGTTCCGTCGTTTGTAATATTAAATGTTGCACTTTGTCCAACAAAATCTACTAATTGTTTAGCGGCAAATGTTCCGCCGTTGAATGCTACTGGCACTGATGAAATATCTGCACCTTCTAATCTAACATCTGTTATTCCGCCTGATCCGTCAACAGACACTACTCTCAAATATAAATCATTTGTAGGACTTGATCCGCCCATATTACTACCAGCACAAACAATAGTATCTGCTGTTGTATAACCTGTGCCAGGTGTACCTGAACTTTGGAATGAGTATGTTGTATTGTTTACATTAATACCAAACTCAAAACCTGAACCTGTTCCACCTGTGTATGATAAGTTTGAACCGCCAAAGCTATAACTTCTTGTCTGACTTGGAGGAGTACCAATTGACCAACCTGTGTCTGGCTCAATATTTGTAATAGTTCCGCCACCTCCGACAGCCGCTACACGACCTACAAAATCATTTCCACCTAACGCTTGGTTTCCGTCTTGTCCTACACCACCTAGTAGGCTACTTCCTGTAATTCTAAGTCTATCACCTACAGCATAACCTGTTGAATCGTTTGGTGACTGTATAGTAACTGTTGTAAATCCACCACTTTCGTAATTAATATCAAACTGTGTAGAACCTATAGTACCACCGTCTTGTGTTAAAGTTGCACTTGGACCAGTATATGTAATTGTTCCACTTAATGCAGTACCGCTTATTGTTGCGGCAGTAACACCGCCAGTGCCGTTAACTGTTGTAATTAAAACTATTGCATCATTAGCTGGTGTTGTACCACCTAAATTATCACCTGTGACTAATAATCTATCACCTGCTTTATATCCTGAACCTGCTTGATCAACTGCGTCTACTGCATAGTTTACACCTGTTCTTGAAATTGTAAATTGTGCATTCAAACCTGCAGGTGCTGTAATTGTTCCTGTAACTCCTGTATAAGTTTCAGTATTTCTAGTTATTGGAGCAGTAAATGTACCACTCATACTAATTGTAGTTCCTGCAATATTGTTTACAAATATAGCATCGCCGCTTCCGTTATCAGCCGCTTGACCAATTACAATACCAGTAGTACTTGCTACTTGAATATCTGTATTTCCAATATTAATATCTTGTGTTAAGTTTAGTGCTAATGGTGTACCTCCTGGTGTACCTGCAATAGCAGTGACCTGTGTTCCTGTTGGAAGTGCCGCGTTAACAATAGGAGCACCAATTTCTGGAGTATCTCCTGTAAATGCTAATCTGTTTTCACCTACTTGTGCCGCCAAACTTAAATTCATTGTACCATTTGTACCATTACTGAATACTGTAAATAGAGGTTGTCCAACACTTGCACCGGTATAAAATGCACCTTGTCTTAATTGTGTATAAGTTGTTGAAAGCACGTCTCCGTTAGTGTTACCAACTTTTGCTTTTGCATAGTAAGTAAATGTTGTTGCAGTTGGAATTGAATCAATAATAAATGATCCTTCAGCTCTTGCCGCACCAACTACAGCATCTTCAAGTGCTTTAATTGTAATAGGTGTACCTGGTTCAAATCCATGAGCACCAATAGTTGTAACTGTAATCTTAGATGCACCAATGCCACTTGTGCCTGCTGAAGCATCTGTTACCACGCTTAATACTTGTGTTTCTGTACCTGGTAATTCGTATACACTTGGATAACCACGCATCATTCCAATCGCTGACCATTTTGTAGGCTGTAGTCCATATTCAAAGTCAGCATCAAGCATACTAAGTGGTGGAGCAATACGCATACGCTCAATAGCATCAGTACCAAAATCAAATGGTCTTGTTCTTTGCTCTGGTGAGTCAATAAAAATTTGTAATTCGTCTGTTTCGGAATGTGTTGATGTATTATGTGTTAAGTCTAATATTGTAACAGCATCTGTTGTTTGTAAATATTTTGGAAAGTCATCATCTGAGTTTTCATTTGAATTAACTGAATCGTATTTTGGAACATATCCGCTTGAATCTCTTGGTGTTACATCATTTATTCTTGTAACTTTACCACCTTTTAATGCATCTGTAAAGTTGTAGATAACTTCAGTTTTAGTAGTGTTAGTAACAATTAGCAAGTCACTAGCGTCATAGTTACCTTGGAATCTAACGTGTCCTAATCCTTTGCGTTCAAATGTTGGTAATGCACTTGTACCTGAAGTCAACACATTAATTACAATACCAGAAAGTGTTTGTATTCTTGTTCCTGCTTGTGGTTCAGCGTTATTATCGTTAGTTACTTGTGCAACATTTCCTTGGTAAGGTGTTGTTTGTGGGCTGTTATTGAATACATGATTTACAATTAGATCACGTGTAAATTCTTTTGCTTTGATTTCTGCAACTCTGTCACCATCAACTTGTGCAACATCTTGCTCCCAATATGTATGCGAAATTCTTGTTGTTTCTTCATTACCTGTGTATCTTAAGTCATGTGCCCATGCATCAATATTATATCCTGTATCTCTTTCACATTTTGACTGACTGTATGTATAACCAACAAACCCTGTAGCATTATCATTTACTTGCTGTAAAATCCAAGCCGCTACTTCCTTTTGTATAAAATCTTTGTTTAGGGTTAGTAATGCCCATGCATTAGGATATGTATTATCATTTAAACCTAATCCTGGGTAAAACTTGTAATTATAAATCTTTTTCTTAGCCATTCTCTATGCTCCAAATGCTACTGCTAAGGCTGTTGCCGTCGCGTCTACATAACCTTTACTTGTTGCGTGGGTGCCTACAGTAGGCTGATTACTTAGTACCACGTTGTTAGCAATATTTACATCGCCTTTTACCGTTGCATCATTCATATTGATAGTTGATGCTGTACTATCTGGATTAGCCGCCATATCAATTGTATGTACTTTGATTTGTGACGGTGTATTATATCCAATTTCTACATTATCTATTGCGCCTGGAATAGTACCATGACTTGCAATATTTACTCTTCCATTTACAACCGAAAGTGTTGTATTACCTAGATAATTTACTTTGAAAATTCCACCTGTTACAGCAAGACTTTCAAAACTGTTGGAAACCTGTGTACCTGTATCATCATCTTCTACATCTTCTGGTGGTACATATGCAACGAAAGGTGTTCCATTAAGCAAAATATTTTTAACATCTAATGTTTCACTAGTAATTTTACCGTTAATGTCGACATTAAACTTTGGACTTTCAAATCCATTTTGTGCTTGGAATTTATCGTTTATAGTTGCCATTTATTTTTACTTCCTTAAATTGCACTTAACTGTTTAACTACAATAGTACCCTGCATTGAACTATGAACGGTACATTGATATTGATAATTACCGCTAATGTTTGCTGGTACTTGCCAGTAAAGTGTTCCTGATGTTTTAGCCTGTGCATCTGATCCTGTTGAAACTGTGCCATCTAATGCAACGTGTACAAGTCCATTACTGTATGCTGAACCTCCACTTGTTTCAATTTGGAATGGATGATTTGCTCCACTATTAATTTTGAATGCAATAGTTGCACCTGCCAAAGCATAAATTGTTGGGTCTTCAGTATTTCCATACTGACTAAATTTATATCCGTTGTTACTGTCTGCTGTTACGGTTAACATTGTCATTGCAGGATAAGCCATTTGATCAATAGTAAAGTTTGTATCAACCCAAGCTGTTCCGTTGTATACTAATGTGTTACCAGTAGTTGCACCAGTCAAGTCTGTATCTGATAAACTTGAAAAAGTTGGTACTGTACCGTTAATTGTTACAGTATCACCTGTTACAGATGTTGTTATATTTGTACCACCTGCAATAGTTAGTGTATCAGTTTTGCTATCTGCTTCTGCTAGTCCACTGTCTGCTTGCACATTACTAAATGCATTTTGGTTAGCTTCACCTGATAATGCATCACCACTGTAGTTAATTGTTACAGTGTCTCCAACAATACTTGTTGTAATATTTGTACCACCTGCAAGTGTTAATGTATCTGTTGTTGAATTTGCAGTAGTTGTTCCTGTGTCAGCATCAACAGTTTGGAAAATGTTTTGCAGTCCGCTCGCCGCCGGTGTAATAAAACTAAAGCCGCCTGCTCCATTTGTACTTAAAATTTGTCCACTTGTTCCATCACTAATACTTAAATCAGTAAGCGATGTAGGAATGGTTGGCTTATTGTTTAAGTTATTGTAGTTTGTAAAGTATGAACTATCAAATCCATCTAGTGTGTCAGCGTCTGTTCCGCCTCCACCAGTTGCTGTATCAATACCTGGTGCCCACTTGGCGCCGTCCCATTTAAGAACGTTACCAGTTTGTGGTGCTTGAGAAACTGTATCCACATCAGATAAACTATTGATGTTTCCTATGTAAGCAACTGATTTTAATGGATCAGTATAGTTTGCTATTGCTCCTCCACTTGCATCTAAAAGCATTTTGTGCCATGCACCTGCGTGTGCAACGTATACTGAACCGCCTTCATGAACATGTAGCATTGCACCGTGATATGTGCTTGTGCTAATTGCGTTCATTTGGTTTAATGTTGCGGCATGAAATGATACCTTGTTAATTTTTGTATCGTCATTTTGAACATCAAGTTCCATGTTAGAGTTAACGATATCTTTAATATTTGTTCCGTCGCCTAAAGCGTTATACAGCTCGTCTGTATTAGCATTAACCTTAGTTGCACCTGCTCTAAGATTATCACCAGTACCGTCGTTTGCGGCTGTACCTAAGTTAATTGTTGATTTTGCCATTCCTTACACCTTATCAAATGTTATGTTTGTATTATCAAAATACGTATTTGTTGCATCAAAAGTATTTATACCATCTGACTCCACACTGGATGTCTCTGCGACAATAGCAGGAGGAGTAAGCTGATGAATAGTTTTTGCATATGTAGCATGAAAAATTAATTTAGCACCTGCATATGTATTTGCAGTAGGACTTGCGTTTATTGTTACAACGCTTTGATCTACTGTTACAGACAAGTTTACTAATTCTTGATTTATACTTGAACGTCCGAATATATTTGCAACAGCTCTATCTGGTCTAGCAACTACAGAAAGTTGCATAATCTCTTTTTCATTTGAATCAAATTCAACTGTAATTTGATATATTGCACTGCTAAATTCACCTAAATGAAATTGGTCTACTACAGTATTATACTGTACACCAATCCAGCTACCTCTGTAACTGAAGCTAGATCTATCTGGTAGACTGATTGTATTATTAGGTCCTTTGCTGAAAAGATTAGTCAGAAATTTATTCATTGTTCATGCTCCATATTGTATTTATCGTTTTACAAAGATATGTAACAGTACAATTTAGGTTAAATCTACAAGACTATGAGCATACTGAATTAAATTATCAAACGTTTCTGTTTGCTTTTTGAGGTCCTTATTAGCAAATGTATTTAATTTTTTGCTTGTTTCAACACCATATCCTGTGCGTACAAGTATAGGTTTTGCTTTTGCTTTTACTGCGGCTTTTAAATCTGTTATTTTATCGCCTACATATACCCCATTTTTCCAATTTACGCCTACTTCAGCGGCCGCCCTTTTGAACATGCCGGTATTTGGTTTAGCGTATATATCATCTTTAAAATTAGTTGTCGAATAGTATAACCCATTTATACTCTTACAGCCTATATTTCCTAGTAATTCTAGCATATAATTGTGTACTATATCTACATCAACAGCATCACAAATACCTTTTACAATACCTGCTTGATTTGTTAGAATCACAACATCATAACCTTTATTACGTATCATTTTGATAGCTTCTAAACTACCTTCTATAGGTTTGAATTGTTCTGGCTTTGTAACATAAGTTCCGATATCTTCATTAATAGTGCCATCTCTATCTAATCCAATTACAGGTGTACTCATCTAAGGTCTCCATCTATCATCTGACCAGCCGTATATATCTTTATTAAACCAATCAAGTTCATATAGCAAAATAGGATCAACAGCTAATGTTTCTTTCCATTTGTCTACAAATTCTAAAGTTTCATTACTTAATTTACATACATAATTTTGCACAAAGTCTGCCGCTTCGTGTGTAAGCGGGTGTACTTCTGGTTGATGCATATGTTTGTGTTCTGGATTTGGACTTGGTACACTAGTTGGTCTTGTAGCAAAAAATTCATCGTCTGTACCAAAGTTAAGAGCGTTTAATATAGGTGGGCATGTTGTTTTAATATCATCCTTATATTTTTCTAATACAGCTCTTATGTCTTCCATTTCTAAATATTTGTTTTTTGTATTGAAAGTTGGAGATTGTTCTTCCCATCCTTCTATATAATTTCTAAACCCAGTAGAAATTACTTTACAACCGATCTGTTCTAATGCTTTGTGAGTGCTACTTATTAATGCACAGTCTCTCATTGTTGCCCACATTAAGTCTGCCCATTGCCAAACACTTTCGTAACGATAATTATTTAAAACAAATGGATTATCTACTATAGTTGCTGTGCTAAAGTTGCCTGGTGTGTGCCAACCAGCACCCATATGATATCTATCTTCTCTAAAAAAACTAGACCATTGTAATAAAATAGTATCTTCTTTTGTAAATTTATGTTCTGTATTTGCTTCCCATAACCTTGTAGCGATATATTGATTACCTGCACCACTACGCCCCCAATTCTCTGCAACAGTTATACCTTCTGATTTATGATTGTGTAATATAATATCTGCCCAGGTGGGGTAGAAATATTGTGTTAGACTGCAACCAAACGCAAATGTTCTCACGTTAATCTCCGCAATAATTGTATCATCATTTTATGCGGTATAGTTTTAGTTCTATCAAATTGTATCTTATGTTGTATTGCATTTTCAACATGCTGTTTTGCACCTTCAGGCAAACTTTCATATTGTTTTGCAATACTTTGATTATTAAATAATCCTAGTCCGTGCATGACTATTGCAAAATTATATTCGTTGAACAAAACTTTTTTAGTATGAGCAGTCATGTCATCAGCAATAGGCATCCTATCTTTCCACATTCGTAAATTTTTTTCTAATGATTCTGGTAATGGCATTTTAGAAACTGCTTGCCAAAATGGTGTATCTTTTCTATCAGTTATATAATGTAAGGCAATAAAGTCTCTAATGTTATCCATTATACTGTTAACTTCTAGATTATATCTGTCTATTGCTTCTTGATTATAATTTATAAGTCGTTGTGCTAATAAAAAACTTTGGTTAATACTTGTGCCTATAGAACTTGCTTCTAATGGTTCAACAAAACTAGCACTAAGACCTATTGCACATACATTTCCTATCCAAGATTTATCTAATGCTCCTGGATCAAATTTAATATTCTTTCTTACTTCAACTTTATGACCTAGATAGTCTTCAACTTCCTTTTGTGCTTCTTCTGCTGTAATAAAGTCACTATCAAAAATATATCCGTTGCCTTTACGTCCTTGAACAGGAATACGAAACATCCAACCAGCATTCATTGCTTTTGCTAATGTCCATAATGGCAATTCTTCTTCTTCTGGTGTTGGAAATACAATAGCTTCTTTCATTTTTAGATATTTGCTATAACTTTGCCATTCAGCACCAAGTTTTCCAATTAATAATCTAGCAAATCCTGTGCAATCAACATAAAAATCATATTCATACTTGTCAGTTTCACTCTTAATGTAATCAATATTGTTCCATTCACTAACAACTACTTCAGTAATTTCGTCATCAATTACAGTACAGCCCATTTCTTCAGCTTTGTTTGTTAGAAAATTGTTTAACATTTCTGTATTGAAATGGTATTGGCTTACACCTGTGTCATTAGGACGTTCCTCCATAAATTTGTTGAAAGGAACATTATTGTCCCATAAGTAATCTCCTGTCATATCTCTTGGGTCAACATTTTCCCCTATTAATTTTGCATAAGCAATAGGCATTCCCATTTGTTCCGCTACAAATGGATCATGAACATTTTGTAAATAAGGCTTAGTAGCCCAATCTTCAAACATAATACCTGTTTTGAAAGTTGTTCCACACTTATTAATTAGGTCAGCAGTCTGTATGCCAACAAAATCCATAAATGCTGACCAATGTTCAGTACTACCTTCACCTACACCTATTGTTCCAATTTTTTTAGATCTTAAAATATCTATATTGAAGTGAGGGAAACTTGTTTTTAATATTAGTGCAGACACAAATCCTGCTGTGCCACCACCTACTACTACTATTTTCACGTTTTCTCCTAATGGTCTAATGTGTACCATCCGCTTATAATATACTTAACACCTTTATATATAGGATTACCTCGATGTGGATGGGTAAAGTAAGCAGGAAAGATTGCTAATTTGCCTGGCTCTGGCTTTACCTTATGTCCTTGATATAAGAATTCTGTTTCGCCTCCTTCTTCTACCCCGTTTAAGTAAACAGTATATGCAAGTACCCTGGTGCTGGTAGGTACATCAGCATTTTCACAGTGCCATGCGTGATATCCTTGATGCGGTTTCGTCTTTTGAACACTCATACCTTTTGCTGTATGTTGAAATAGTAGTCCTAGACTTTCATATTTTGTTTTATATTTCTCTAAATAAGTTTTGTTTAGTGTTTCAAAAAAGAATTTACATAAATCTTCATCAGCATGGTAATGGCTATTGTGATTTGCCCAGTCCATGTATATACGTTCATCTTGATTTCTGTCTATACCTTGTTGTTGTATTGCTGTCATTTGCATAGCAGACAATTCTTCAAAGCGTTTAATTACTTGCTTACACCAATCAATAGGAAAGATGTTATTGTATACTTCAACTCCGTCATAATTTCCTTCCATATTACCTCCTATATAAAAAATTGTTGATTCAATCTATAGTTATCACCAACAAACATTCCTTCTTTAACATATGCACTGTGCAGTATTGCTTGATTGTATAGTATCATACGATTAAATTGCATTGGAACCATACCAATCATTTCCCAATCATGTATACTGTCATTAATATATTTTGTTACAGGCATTGTACCTTCTACATCATAAGTATGAGTAACAGTAGGATCACTATAAAATGTTTTTCCACCAAAGGTATAGAAACTTGTACCACCTGCACTTTCATTTTGATCATTTAAATATATTGTTGATGCTAAATTTACTCCACTTGTATTATCCATATGTGGACAGATAGGTGGTAGTGTCTCTGTTTGCATAACATTAACCATAAATGTTGCATTCATAAAACTTCTTTGCATATATTCGGGATCCCACATACGAGTTATTTCAGGAAAATATTGTCTTGCTAATTGATCGTATATCCATGCCATACTATCTAACTCATAAAAAGCATTTATTCTGTATGCAGGATTGTTTCCTCTTATTCTTCTATTACGTGATGCTGGAATGTTAAGAGCAAGTTGCCTTACATCATAAGGATTTTTATAAAAGTTGTCAACTACAACAATAATATCTTTGTTTGGACCTACTTGTTGTAGGTTTACATCGTAGTCAGGGTTAATTTCAAAAATAGTATCTTCATTAATTGTATTTTTAATCATCTTGTTTCTCCGACAACACAAAATTTGCACTAATAGTTGATCTAATTTGATCACTTGTATTGCTTGATACATAATGTTCTAAATTACTAGGAAAGAATACTATATCTCCTTCCTCTAATGGCGGTGTAACTCTATTATTATATCTAAAAGGTTGTGTTGATAATGCTGGCAAGCCTGATTGATGTAAAAAGTCATAGGCTTTATTATAAAAAACAAAGTTGCCACTGTCTTTTGGTGTGTTCATCATATAAGCACAACTTATCTGAGCTACACCTACGTGATTATGCACTTCTTGATAATGTCCTGGCTTATATCTATTAAGCCAACACTCTATTCGATAGTCTAACTTGATATCTATACTATAATTTTCAAGATATTCGTTAAGTCCTTCTACTGCTGATCTAATAAATGTCTTAAAAGGCAAGTTTGTTGCATCTGGATTGCCGTATGTAGTGTCAACTGGACTGTACCAAGTAGTAACTTGCTTAAAGTATTCATCATTATCTAATACTTCAGCAAAATCCTTTTGTACTTGCTCGTGTTCAGCTAATTTAATCTTATAAACAGGTATAGAATATAAGTTTACCAACATTAGTTCTTCATTTCTATCAACTTGCCATACTCTGGTAAGTAACAGTACTCCATTTCACTGTTGTAAAGTGTACGTACAGCATCATCTAATGTTTCAACTAATGGTTCGCCGCCTAGATTAAAACTTGTATTAAAAATAATTGGTACTCCAGATGCTTTGTAGAACTCTTCAATCAATTCATAGTAATGTTTGTTCTGTTCTCTTGTGACAGTTTGAATCCTACACGTACCATCTACATGAATTATACTAGGAATCTTTTCTGCAACACCTTCTTGGCAGTCCATTGCGTACATCATGTGTGGACTTTGCTCTAATCCACGCATATCAAACCATTCATGTGCGTGTTCTAGTAGTATTGTACCAGCAAAAGGTCTAAAGTACTCTCTACGTTTCACTTTATTAACAAAATCCTTGCCATCTTCAAAAGTAGGATCAAAAAGTATGCTTCTATTACCTAAAGCACGTGGTCCGTTTTCACTTTTTCCTTGAAATACTGTAACAATATTTTTGTTTCTAATTATTTCTACAACTTTTGCGTTATCTGCTTCAACAACCGAAGCTCCATACTTACTTGCAGTGTTTTCTATTTCTTCATCACTGTAACAATATGCAAATCCTTCATATATTGTTTCTGCATATGGTCGTACTTTTGCATTTTTTGATGTTTGATGATATATTAACATTGCCGCACCCATTGCTGTACCTGCATCGTTACTTACTGGTTCAACATATAACTTAATACCTTCTTTGTTAAGTTTATCTAAGTACCAATAGTTTGCAACACAATTTAAAGCATAACCTCCACTCAAAACTACATTTTTATTACCAGTCATTTCAACTGCTTTCATTATAAGTTTTAAAACTTGTTCTTGTGAACCTTCTTGTACTGCATATGCTAAATCTCTTCTATTTTCTTGAGTAGTAAGGTCGGTTTTGCTGTCTATTACGTCTTGTTGTGTTTGTAAATAATCATATTTTGCTTCATTTACTAAAGCCGCATTAGGATATGTAGGAATAATAACACTTCTATCAGAAGATGTCCACATTCCTCCGTGTCCATCTGTATAAATTGGTGGAATTTTAGGGTTAGGCTTTCCATAAGGTGCTAATCCCATAGTTTTTCCTGCTTCGATAGGTTGAAATCCGCAATATTGTGTTACTGCTTCGTATGCTTTTACAATTCCTGCGGCGTCATCTAATACTAATTCATGAAATCCTTCTTCTCCTTCACGATCCGATGGAATATATGGAATACGTGTACCTGGATAAGGACCATTTCCGCCTTGATGCTTGTACAAAGTTTTAAATGCATCTGGATATGCACAACTAAAAATACTTTCACATTCCCATGTCATATATTCTTCATTGAAAACACCCATATTGATGTTCATAGGAATAAATGTACCTGCACCATCAACAATAACACTAACTGCTGTTTCAAATCCTGAACGGTAAAATGCACATGCCGCATGTAACTTGTGATGTATATGACTCAAATCAATTACTTGTCTATGATTATGTTGTCCGTCTGGTGTATAAGCATTATCGTTTCTATCAATTAATCCTAGCTTTCTTGCTAGTCCTGTATACATATCTCCTCCACTGAAGTCAATTCTACTAGACTCTGCTAGTGGTTGTGTATGTGCTACAACAAGATAATCTAATTTATCTGTGTAATCTAAAAATTTTGTCATTGCGGCAAGAGGTCCGCCATCGTATTTTTTGCGAGTTAGGCGTTCTTCTTCAATTGAAAACACAATTTCACCGTCTTTTAGAAGAACTGCTCCACCGTTGTGTCCTCTTGTAATTGCTCCAATCCACTGTGTCATACTTTATTTTCCTTTATATATTTTAATAACCTATTTTTATACCTTGCGTTGTTAAATGCATCATAGCATTCTTGTAAAGGCGTTGGTAAAAAGCGTTTTGCTTTTAAATTTTTATAACCTAAGCACTGCATTACTGGTCCTGTTTTAGAATCAAATAATTTAGCACTATCAAA